GAAGTAACGGAAGGTGCAGCCTTCCCTGAATTTAGTAGAAGTAAACATGTGGTCCCGAATTTTGATCTTCCACCAAATTTCCCAAGAATACGTGCCGCTGACTATGGGTATGCGAGTCCTTCTTGTGTCCTGTGGGGTGCTATTGACTGGGATAACAATATATGGGTTTATCGTGAACTGTACGTAAAACAGTTGACAGCAGAGCAGTTAGCAGATAGAATACTACAAGTAGAACAAGAAGATCCGACCCCCCATTATACTGTACTTGACTCATCGTGTTGGAACAAGACAGGCTTTGGTCCTTCCATAGCAGAGACAATGATGAGATGTGGAGTGCGTTGGATGCCATCGGACAGAAACCGACTTCAAGGCAAAATGGAAATACATCGTAGGCTTGCCGATGACCCACGAACAGATGAACCTAGATTACGAGTATTTCCGAACTGTGTCAACCTTATCAAACAACTATCAGGTATACCTCTTAGCAAAACAAATGCAGAGGATGTGGACACAAAGGCAGAAGATCACGCATACGATGCACTACGATATATGTTAATGACAAGGATGACAGGATATGTGTCGATTCATAAAACGCTTGGTGGTATTAAGAATCAGGTCTATCAAATGCAAGACCAAACATTTGGGTATTAAATAAATGGCAGCTCCTACAGGTGGTGGTGGTAAGTTCACCATAATAAAGAAAAAGTTTGATCCTACAAAAACTACTTTGAAAGAAGTAGTTGAGATGTATATCAAAGAAAGTAAAAAAGGTTTTGATGGTGAAGGTCATAGAAGTAAATTTACATCGCAGAATAGTCCGTATAAACCATTTCTTGATAGACCTGTTATGGAGTTTTTAGAATCATCTTTTGATGATGAAGTAAATCCTTTATTAAAATTTTATGATACAAACAAATCAGCAGGCTCAAGAAGAAATTATTATTCTCTTGCAAAAGGTATAGAAGCAAACGTAGAAAGTCAAATAGCTCGTTCCACAACAAAAGAGTTAGCACACTTTAAAGTTGATGGTATACCAAAGTTAACAAACACTGTTATACTTGATCCTAAACCCGGACAAAGAGCTTTACGATATGCTTTTAATCATTTGAAAGCAGGCGAGTTTCAATTAGCTTTATTAAAACATGCCAAGAAAAATCCAAAAGACATACCTGTTGTACGAGCAACTTTAGCTGCATTACATCTAGGTTTTAGACCTAATGAAATTCAAAACATGCCTGCGACTGCTTTGTTTCCACCTTTAGAGGATAGTGTTGCACCCGGTATTTTTATTAGTGGTGATTTCACAAAGATGGATGCAGCGATAGATATACCTGCATCAAGTCATGTACACGGTATCTTAACAAGTGCCAGAAATTCAAATAAGAAAAGATTTGGCAATACTACAAATGTTCCTAATCTAATGTTCCTAACAGATGAAGGCACAGCTTTACCTAAAGGTGCTATAAGTGATCTTCTTAAAAAAATAAAAGTTCCTAAAATAATACAAGATAAACAAACAGGTGAGTTTTTAGATTATTTTACATCTTCTTATGACATGAGACGATATAATTCTACCATAGCATACAAAGCTAGGTTTCCATTACAGGTCATGGCTCAAATGAAAGGAAGAGCCATAACATCTATGACAGGTGCAGGATCAGAGGGAGTTTATCCTTCTCCTATAACTGGATTGTATGACTTAGCAGACTTAGAACCTCATGAAAGATTAAGCACAATAATACATGATCAGTTAAGTAAAAAATTAAACATAGCAAATGAAAATACGTTAACATCTAATCAAGACTTAATAGAAAATTATGCAAAAAGCACAGCAGACAACAATCTTTTACAGGTAACCACTAAAGCTGAAGGACAAGCTTATGACGTGACACCTCAACTTACTGATAAAGATTTTAAAGCACCTGCTGTTCCTGAAGGACAAACGATAGACGGTGATTTCACAGATATAACTGAAAAAGAACCTGAACCCCCAAAAAAATTTAGTGATTTAAGTAGTGAAACACAATCTAAATTAGCTGAAATAGGAATAACTGATAAAGGCACATCTGATAAACCCACACGAATACAAAAAGCAAAAGGTTTGAAATCAATCGACCCATTTGCAATAGTAGCAGGTGGTGCAGGAGTATCAGAAATACTAGATGATACTGGTGAATTGGTTAGTGAAGAAATTACACAATCAACAATAGCTCAAACACTCGCAAAGACTGCACCGAAGTTAGCACAGACTACACTTGGAAAAGCTTTACCAGTAGCAGGTGCAGGATTGGTATTTCCGTCATCTCCTACAAACGTAGATGAAGTAGAAGGGTTTGCAAGAAAAGATATTGACAGACGCTTTGCAGGTATAGATCAAATGGATACATCTCAGGAAAAACAAATATTTAGAGATGATCCACGACTGCGAGGAGCGACAGCAATGTACGATCCATCCGAGCTACCAAGACGAGATGCTGACGATCCATTGAGTGATGAAGCATACAGAAAAAGATTTCTAGAACAATCTAGAACAAAAGCAAGTTCACAATTACGTGGGTTTGCACAACCACGCTAAAAGGAGAAAAAAATGGCAGACAATCTTAATCAAGGTGCAGCCTATATAATGGGATCAGACAAAGTATCAGTTGATGATGCTCAAGGATCTAATAGCTTATATAGAGAAGGTCTTGAGTTTACTATGGAAGTAAATCAAGATGCGTTGCAAGTTGACATGCCAAAGAAGCAAACAAAACCTACTGTTGAAGCTTCTTTATTTGCTATGGCTGACGACAAAAACTACTTCTAATCAAGGATAAATTATGGCTGATGAAAGTTTTCTTCAACCTGATGACGATACCCCTGTATCTATTGAAAATCCACAAGATCAAATGCCCGGATTGGCAGGGTACGTTAAATCTAAGTTTGAAGATGCAGAGAATGGCAGACGTTCTCACGAACTAAAATGGTTACAGTCTTATAAAAACTTTAAAGGTATCTACGATTCTACAACTCAATATCGTGACTCCGAAAGATCAAAAGTATTTATTAAGATAACCAAAACTAAAGTTCTTGCTGCGTATGGACAGATAGTGGATATACTATTTAGCAATAAAAAGTTTCCACTTGTTGTAGAACCTACTCCTATGCCTGAAGGCATCGAGGAGTTTGCTCACATGAAAACTCCAGTTGATGAAGCTGAACAGCCAGTTGATCCATTTGGTTTTGAGGGAGATGGCAGAGAGCTACCCCCCGGAGCTATGTCGGCTCGTGAGCCACACAAGCTAGGAACATACGGTAACGATTTTCCTGACATGTTGGCATCAGGACCTGCGAAGATGGGTGAGCCACAAGTTAAACCTGCACAGAAGATGGCTATGAATATGGAAAAGTGTATTCATGATCAGCTTATGGACAGTAACGCAGTCAACGTATTTCGTAAAGCTGTATTTGAATCAGCACTACTTGGAACAGGCATAGTCAAAGGTCCGTTAAACTTTTACAAGCGTGTTCATAACTGGCAGATGAATCCTGATACTGGGCAAAAAGAATATAGTCCGTATGAAAAGGTAATGCCACGAATTGAATATGTATCTCTGTGGGATTTTCATCCTGATCCGTCTGCAACAAGTATTGAAGATTGTGAGTACGTAATACAAAGACATCGTATGAACCGTCAACAACTTCGTGGTCTAATCAAACGACCATACTTTGATGCGTCAGCTATTGAAGAGTGTCTTGCTAAAGGTCCTAACTACGAAGATAAATACTACGAAGATACTATCCGTGAAGATGATACTGAACCTTACTATCAAGAAAACAGATACGAAGTTCTTGAGTACTGGGGTGTCATAGATAAAAAACTTGCAGATGAAGTTGGTATGGAAAATGCCAATGATATGTCAGAGTTTGATCAGTTGCAAGTCAATGTATGGGTATGTGGTGGTATGGTCATTCGATGTGTCGCAAATCCATTTACACCTGCACGATTACCTTTCCAAGCTTTTCCATTTGAGATAGACCCTTATCAAATATGGGGTGTCGGTGTTGCAGAGAATATGGAATACTCACAAAAATTAATGAATGGTCATTACCGTATGGCTATTGATAACTTAGCACTTGCAGGTAATCTTGTATTTGA